AGCTGTTTTAAATAATCATTAATTGGAAGTATAGGCAAATTGCCTTTGGGATTTTTACCCAGCTCAAGTCCTTTTTCTTGCATCAGCTTTGTAGTTGCAGCGCTTGCAACTTCGGCACCAATTTGACCCATCAATGATGGAGTAGAGGCAAGATTTGTCATTGCTGCCGTGAAGTTCGGTTGGCTCACCGTGGCATTAGTCGCGACTTTTTCATCTAAGGTTACAATATCAGCCATTATTTACTTCCCCGGTTTTAATAAAATTAAATCAGCAACAGCCATGTCGAATATAGACTTATTTTGTGCCTGACCAAGTTTTGTTTCAGAACTCAATAATTCTAATCCACTTAATGCTTGCCCTGCTCTAAGGTCAGTTTGTTTTGCAAGAAGATTCATTCTTCGTTTGGATTCATCTTTGGCAACGCTTCTAACTGAGCTTGAAGCTAATGATGCAGCCGAACCACCTCCGCCTGTACCACGAGCAGCTTGAACTGCTAATTGTGTGGAAAGGTTTTGCTGCAACTGGCGCATTTCATTATATGAGTCCTCAGCTGCTTGAAGGCCTAAAGCCTCGATGTTTCGCTGCGTTGCAGCATTATCGACATCATTGCCTTGGCGCATCATGTCTACGCGTTTCTTAGAATCATTCCAACTCACGATAGAACCCGCAGCTTGTAAGGCAATATAAAATCCCATTGTCATTGGATCCATTTAATTCTCCACTCTATAAAATATACCGGTGAGCTTAAAGTCATAAGGGCTGTCGTGCTCAAATCTAATTGATGAACTCTTGTATTCATTCCATCCACCCATGATAGACATTTGAAATGCGCCAGTTTGAGGCGAGGGAGGATAGCCAGGTGCATTTTCAACAAAGGTTTGCATCTGTATTGGCGTTCCATTAATAGAGCCCCCTATTGTATCAACGAAGGTAAATATGGCTACACGGATATGCGTTGGGAATACTAATGATGATTGTTTGAATCCAGCCGCTCCGGGTAACGATAAGGGCAATGGCTCAATATAGCTTGTTATTTTAAATCCAACAGATGCGTTTGAAATATTTCTTACTTGCCCATGTGCTATAAATTTAAAGGTGCCATTGGTTACTTGGCCTTTAAATTCATATCCATCACCTATCGCTGATAATTCTTGCGCATTTAGAAAGGGGCTAACTAATATTGACGGAGCAGCCACTCCATTGTATGGAGTAAAGCCATCAAGCTTTGTTTCTTGAGTCATTTTTTCAAGAATAAAATAATTATTCAGCGGCCATGGCGTTACAGTTGCAGGGCCATCACCAATATAGCTCAAAGAAATTGAATCTATATCAGCCAAAGCATTTGCCATTGTTTCATACACTTTAAAGCTATTCGTATCTACTGGCACAGCATAGTAATAATTTGTAGTATTTACTTGCGGCCTTGTTACCGGCAAGGAGCCTCCACCCAAGGCAATTTTTATAGCCACAACTGGAATTCCATATTGTGCTAAGTTAATTCCAGTGGCTATCCAGTTATCTTCAAAAGAGCCGGTTAAATTTGTAGCTACGCCCGAATCATAAGCCTTTTGTCGCTCCATGATAAAGTATGCTCGACCATCATTGGTTGTGGCAACCTGTCTGTAATAAGCGTTACCGTACGACTGAGCAACTTCTGACAGAGTGAATCCCATTACTTCCTCAGATGATAAGGACTGGAATATAACCAATGTTCCATCTTGATTTACGATAAAGCAATAACGACTTCCGGCCTTGTTCAGGTCAACGTATACATCTTGGTCTACAGGATTATCAATCAAATGGTCTGACAGAATGGACGCTATATTCGTGTTGTAGGCGTTATTAAGCCCATCCCAATCCATTATATTAACATCGTTACCGGAGATGAATACAACGCGGTTATCGAGGCCTACGGGGTATGCTGACGTTGCATTTGTTTGCTCTTGTAATAAGAGCGCAAAGTTACTCGGTGTAATGGCGTTATTTTGTGATAAGGGGGTTGAGTAAACACCATTACTTGTAAATACGCATAAGCTTCTGTAGGCCGCTATATAATTTATTTGTGAAGACATATTTGACGCGGGGTAATATGCGATAGGGTCTGCATCTTCAGTGAATGTGTCATTGAAATAAGTATAGTCTTTTATTGCTGATGCCCAGAATCCATTTGGAAGGCTCTTAGTTGAGGCGCACAAAGCTCTTGATTGATAACTACCGAATACTTTTGGCCAGCCTTTGTCATTGCTCCATGCTCTTTTTAGAAGTACTGCATCCTCACCGAGAACAGTGTTAGCACCAACAATATCATCATCGAATGAGGATTTTATTATTACATTTGCTACAGTGGTTGAGCTGATGCTTTTAATAAATGCTACACCAGTTCCATAAATAAATGAGCCGCCTACAAATGTCGAATCAAATAATGCAGCACTAACTGTGAGTGTAGTAGCGCCGGTTTTTGCGCCTAATTTAAATGTTTTTGTATTATAAGAATAGTCGCCAAAATCATATTGAGGGTACGCATAAAGTGGGATGTTCATATCTACTAAATTGAATTTACCCAATACGTTTACGTCAATTGTTCCTGCAATGCTGGTGAAGCTAATCTTATTTATTCTTGCGCTTGCATCATCAGGAGAAAAGTAAAGTTCAAATGTGGTGCTTGTTACAAAGTATGCATAATACACAATGTTTTTTGATAACGTATCAACTGACGTAGGTACATCCGTTGGGAATTCCACTGGTTGAACAAATCCCGTTTGTACTGGGCTTACTGCCACTGATGTAGTTAATGTATTTGCTGTAAATGAAGTAACTGTAACTGTAGTTAATTTATCTCGTACAATGTCTTTGGGCTGCAATCTGCCTGTGCCAATTCTGAATTTATTATCAAGAACGGAATAGTCCATATTCTTAATTTCATTCGGATGATAATAACCGGCTACGGGGATTGAATAAATAAGATTATCTTGGAAATACATTTCTATATTGTCGGTCTTAAAAACAACTATATAAGTTCCCTGATTTAAATAAGTCCATGAAGCTATTTTTAAATATTTAGAATCATTAAATGGGTCATTAATAGTTAATTCTCTTATTCGCTGCGAGCCAAATCGTTTACCTATAGCCCCCTGAGGATAAGTAATAGTATTTCTAGCTAATCGTAACGCCTTGTAGTATCCGTCAACTGTGACGCGAGAATACAATAAAGGGGATAGCTCGCCTTTGGAGAATACATCTTGCGACCAAATACTCGTCATTTAAACCTCATCCATTAGATATGCCGCCACCAAGTACGCCACCAATGTTTCGTGCGCTAAGTGCAGGAAAGTTTCTTTGAGAAAAGTTAGGTCTGTTTTGCGCATCAAGAGCCATAGCCATGCCTTGCATGTTAATTCTTTTGGCTTCAAGTGTCGCGTAGTAATCTACTTTTTGAGCATTAGACAGTGATAATGGAGCCGCAATTTCAAGAACGAAATAATCTGTAAAGTGTGCGGGGAAATGAGATACAGGAACCATATAGCAATAGTCCATATATAATGGGCCGTCTTGGTATGTGTAAATCTTTTCATTATTATAAATATCCCAGTCATAAACACCCGGATTAATTCTAATTGTTTTAAGCCATCCAGCGGGAAGCGAATAAACGCTATTCCATGGGTAAGGAGCTTCTTCGGTTAGTTTTGAAAGTTGTGCGGCCTGAATGGCGAAGCGCCAATTTCCAGACGCAAGAACAGCGGGAAGTTTTATATCCCAAATCGCTACTGCAGATTGAACTAAGGCGTCTCCGGACTCAAGTGACTGAACAGGAGAATGACCCATTTCAATTAACGCAAGATTAATAATCTGAAGTTGTGTAATGGCCATTGACTGTCCTTTTTGCTATATTATAGCAGCCTAGGTTCGCTACCGAAAAGTTGATTCATCATCAATCTGGCAATTAAATCAATAGATGCCTTGATGAGGAATTCCTATGACACATATTTGTAATGCGCCATTCTGTAATAATTCAAAAAAGAATAACAAGTCAGCATATTGTGGCGTCCATGAGTGGGAGCGCACAAAATTTAATATTAAAGCCTACAAGGAATTACTTCCACTTTGGGCAGTAAAGCGTTGTAAAAAACATGGCTTAATTAGAGCTGGCCAAAGCTACAAAATATTAAACTCAAACTCTTATCGTTGCACTTTATGCAAGTATCATAATTCTTGGAAACCAAGCGCAGCTTATCGTGAAGTGCAAAAAGATAGGTTCCTTAAAAAAAGATATGGCATAAATAATCATGACTACGAAAAAATGCTTCTTTCTCAAAATAATTCATGCGCCATATGCAAATCAGTTAATCTAAATTTCGATCCTCGTGTTGGTAAAAATAGAAGAATGGCTGTAGATCATTGCCATGTCTCCGGTAAAACAAGAGGCATTCTTTGTTACAAATGCAATATAGGATTAGGTAATTTCAAAGACAATATCGACTACCTTTTATCCGCTATAAATTATCTGCGCCCATACAAGTAGGCGCAGACTCATATTTAATTATATAGTGCTTACAATCTTGTACCAGACTTTCGCGATGAATATACTATCACCATACCCCTCTCCTTTTTATTATGCTGCTGCTCTTAATGCTTGATAATTGAATGTAGAGGCGCCCGGGTCAGCGGAGCACAATATAGTCAATGTATTCGCAGTAGCCGTTACTTTTTGAACGTTTACAGCATTTGCACTTGCTCCAATCTGACAGAATGGCAAGTCAGTGGAAAGCAAACCAGTTACAGTAATAGTTACAGTAGCTGAGCCGCCTACTTGAACTGAAGCCCCTGCAAATTTCACTACATGACTTGGCGCAATACCAGAAGCTAGTTTTGCAAGCGTCACGTTATCAGCAAGGATTTTTGCAGTTGTGACCGCATCAGTTGCAATCTTAGCAGTAGTAACTGCAAGGTCAGTAATGTTAGCGGTTCCAACTACGCCGGAAGCCGAAAAGGATTCTAGCGTCACAACATGAGTATCTAAGTTAATAGAAGCCACAATATACATACTTGAGGCATCAGTACCGGTAAGCATAAAGAAGTCACCAACGCTAATGCTTTTATACACAGTATTGAAATAACTAGCAGCAGCAATTGTAGCCAATGCATCTGTAGCAGATTCATAGGTATATAATGCAGGGCCATTAATGACACCAGCATCAACTACTTGAGCGCCAGAGTTAAATGCTTCGGTTTGTCTCACGAAGCGTTGTAATTCAAAAGCCATTTTTATTCTCCAAAGTTAGTTCGTGTAGCAGTTAAGGTGCAACTGTTTCAACGTTATCAATTGCGAATACACCTAGGTTATCCACTACAACAGCTCCAGCGGAGAACACGCCATTTACTAAGTAAGATGTTTCTTTAGGGATGTAATTCACTTCGGTACGGAAGTTCATACCAATACCAGCACCAACACCCAGTTTATGCCATGCAAATGCAGTACGGATATCGCCAGTTAATGGCAAGCCACCTTCCTTCATTTTTGGAATAACAATTACGTTAATACCTAAGTACTCACGAATTTTCGCACGGTCAAGTATTCTATTTTCAGTGTAGAACGTAGAAACGAATTGGTCTTCTTTCATAAGGCTTGTTAAGTTCTGAGCACTTAATGCCATGAAGCGTTCTTCAAGAGGAACTGCATTGTCCTCAAAGTATTCGTATACTTTTAGGTACTTCGCATAGGTCATGCCAACGCCACCATCGGCAATAGTCACTGATGGGTCAAGATTCAATGCATCAATAACGATTTGGTCAGAACGACGCCCCATTGCTTTAGATACAGCTATTGCCAATTCCATTTTAGAATCAAAGTTTACTGTAAGTTCTTGCACTTCATCGACAGTTGCTGGAGTGGTGAACTTTTGAAGATTGCAGCGAACTTTTTGAAATCCAGGGTCTTGTGGAGTAACGGCAGCACTGTATCCAGTAGGAACGGACATGATTTGATCCATCTTACGGAATTCAACTTGGTTACCTACAACTTCTGATTGGATACGAACAGCATCTCTTAATAAGAAACCGCTTGATTGATATTTTACTTTGACGTAACTATCGAACTCAATTTGTTCGACATTAGATAAAGAACCAGACATGATATGCCCCTAATAAGTTAAGAAATTAATCTCTACCTTTTAAGGGCTTTTGGATGTTTGGAAGTTGTCCTTTCGGGCTTCTAGCCAAAGTTATCCTTGGGTATTACCTATATGCTAAACAACATTAGTTCAACATGCAATATGATTAGTCTTTTTTGTTATTTTGGCTTGCGATATCAAATCGCCTCATTAAGTCAGCACGGTATGCTGGGTCACTTTCATAGCGCCCTATGTTTTCTTTCATTTCAGTTTGAAGCGAGCTAACCGTAGTTGCTCTAACTGGGGTTCCTGAATCAGTTGGTATTACAGTTTCATTGCTCATTATTGCCTTCCTTATTTTTTCTAATGCCAAGACGCCCTCGGCGGTTGTGATATTTTCTGTTAGCGCTGCAAATGTATCTTCACCAAAGTTTGCATTGCCCCAGTTGGTCAGCAATTCAAGTCTTTCCTCGGCTTTCTCGCCTATCTTTGCCAATACTTCATCGGGCTTAAATGAAAACGTATCAATATAGCTTCCGACAGATGTAACCATCTTGTCCATGAAGTCTCCGGGAACGCGGTATTTCTGCCCCATCTCCACTAATTCTTTGAAGCCTTCGAACTCAGGGTTAATCCAGCTTCCGCCTTTTGTTAGGTCATAAGAGTCTGGAGCCTGCCCAAGACGCTTTTGCAATTCTTTGTAACTGGTGGCTAATGCTTCCACTGACTTAAATTGAGATGGCATCCACTCAGGAGCGTCTCCAGGCATGGGGCTTTCTTTTGATAGCCACCATTTAGGCTCTTCGGC